CCCACTTGGAGCAGAAATCATAGTCATCAAATTTGGACACTATCACTTCCTTCACACACTGACCTAACCCAATGTTAGCTTTATCTTTGCTCCTACTAGTATGTTACAAGATACAATCTGATACATCTCTGATGTGCCAAATGACTAGATCATCTCCCGCAGCCCACATGAAATGTTTGTATCTATGTAATCCTGAATCGTAGAGGTAAAAACTACCATATGCTAATGAGGCACTGGTGTTAAAATATGTAGTGAATGGGTGTCCACTAAAAGTCATTCCAGTGATATCATAGTACATGAAGTTCTTCCATGGTTATTGATCTAGTCCATATTGAGGCATAGTGTTTCTAAAGATATTCAATACTTCTTGCGACCACTACCCTAAATTTACGTTCGGTAGCTGTACAAACATCAAACTGCGATGATCAAGAGCTTATTCAAGAAAAGACTACTAAAGCTTATCCATATCACTAACGTTATTCTAAAACCATAGATTTTGCTTCAATTTATCGAATATTTTGTTAACCAGTTTCTTAGTGACTGGGTCTATAGCTATTTATCTTAATATTACGTGCTGCGTACTTTCAAAAGCACTCCCGTCTATAGAGTGGCTAAACATGTTAGGAGTGACTTTGGATGTGAATAACTACTAAAGTTGTTTCTTGCTGAATCCCTGGATGAAGCCTGGCATCACCTACTTCAATGCGGGCCAGAATAATTTTTACAGTAGCGTAAGTAGCCCACAGTACTATTTACTAGGATTACATATAGTACGAGGCCTCTCTGTTACGTTTGTTACTAAGTTATTGTTTATGTTTATCTGTTCTGTTGTGTATATCTCTCCTCCTTTTAGCATGGTTTAAAAAGCTCCTGGAGAGATAGAATTAGCCTTTATCTCTCTCATCAACTATTTGGTGTAGTTATCCTTTTTGGCTTACGAAAACCCTTCTCTCTAGTTTATATCTTTTATTGGGTTGTAATCTAGTACATAGTCATAGTTGAACTTTTCTAATTTCCTAATTATATCTGATGTGTAACCTTAGCAGAAGATTTTAAATTTTGCTACTTATTCATTATCCACATACAGGTGAGATGCGAAGAACCTGTGGTACAAGCCATAAAATAGGTTGTCTATCGTTTTTGAGTGGAATTCGTAGTTAACGTTGCTATTCGTCCATCCAGTGACGACATTCTTGCAAGAGTATGATGGATCTTGTAACTAACCTCTGTGTATGCAGTAACCTATATTTTACTTATAATATTCTTGCAATTTGGGAATCTGTGCTGTGTGGTATTGCTTGTACTGGTCACTGAATGGAAGGTGACTAGGCAGGTCTTCTATAGGCTTCCAAGGCTTATTCACATAATAATCCTACTATTCAGTGATGTTTTTAGTGGATAATTCTTTGTATTTTTAGGGTTTAGCAATGTTTACGATACTCTCTTACATCATCACTTATTGATTAATTTTGCTCATGTTGAAGAACTATTGTAAATCACATTTCTCATTCATCTGTTACACTGTCTAACTGTAACCGTTCACCAGCATATTGACGTTATTCAGCTATAAGTCTCTCTTAACTCCCATCCCTAAGTGCCTCTTGATGATGTCCGTATAAGACTCTAGAGGCTTGTGTGTGAATTCCAAGTTTCTAGTCTTAGAGACGACTTTCATAGTTAACACATCTGATCCTAGAGAATCTCTGAAGTGCTCATCCTACCAACAATTTCCATAAAAGTTATACACTCTGCTGCTATCTTTGGTGTAAGAATCGTATGTACTACGAAACAATGTCTAATTTTGCTACCCTATCTATTCTAGTAGTTCTTAAAAAATGTTCCCTGCACGTTGTAGATATGTCCTTTAGTTGGTGTAGCTGGGAGCTAATGGAATGGTTTCTATCTTCCTTGAATATTCTAAGTTGCTTGGAAATAATTTATCCATCCCAGAGGTATTATTCTATTCACTGATTACTGGTCTTTTAGATAAACATTTTAGTGTTGATAGACCCTGCCACTACTTCTAC